TCACTCCATTTAGTAACAACCGCATATATTCATCCAAATAAAACTTATATTTTTGAGCTGGTATCTTCTTATTAGCGACAAACGTCACACGTCGTTCCAAAGACTCTGACATTACTTCCCAACGTTTAATCATTGGTAATAACATATGGTCATTAACGATAGGTTGACTATAACATCTTGCGTTAACTTCAGGTTGATCCATTTCGCCTGTTACTGGCCAGTGGACTCTAGGAATTATTGGTTTCATCAACATGTCGGTCTTAACGGTTTCAACTACTTTACCAGTATAATATTGTAATATAACATCACGCGTTATCCGATCTTTTAATAGCGGATATTGGTCTTGTAACGAAATCATCCTGGTAGTAATTGCTTGTGTAGTACTCAAGCCTAAAAAGGCTTCAAGTAAAATTAAAGGAATTTTGGCCTGAACTAGTTGGCCTTGTTTACCAATACTAACTAATACGGTATTAGTATGAGCTGGTTCATGGGTATCATCACCTATGAAATGTAATCGATTCCAACCAGCCTTAATCGTGTCGTTATAGTTAACACGTTTTAATTGACGAGATGTAATTGTTGATGGTATGTTTTTGAATTGCCAATGGTGACTCTCTGGTATTGTCCAAACTAATATTCTCTCAGGACAATCGAGCCAAGGTCTGGCATGATGCACTTTGTGATAGCCTATTTTCTCTATAGGCAACAGGAAACAAAGTACACGTTCCCACCATTTCAAATGCACTTTTGTGCGAATAAATTCCCCCGAAGCACACCAATCCCAAACTGGATGCTTCCATTCACCTCCCCCAGAAACACTGTAAGTTACAATGTTATCGGTTATGGTATAAGGTGATTCGCCATCCATGCCACTAACCAAACGCGGGTTAAAACTATGAAAAAGGCAAGGACGCATATGTTGTAAAACATAATCGGGGTCTGTAATATAATAATCGATATCGATCCCTGTAATTAGAGCTCGTTGCGGTAACGAATCTATTTGCATAGGTTGAACCAAGTCTCCAACTGCATAATGCAAGTGACACTTGAATTCAGCTTTACTCTGAATACTGGGACTCAATTCATATCGACAAAATTGATGCCGTTCAGCCGTGTCTACAAAAACACGGCGAGCTTCATCACGAACGGCACCGGAAATCTTATGTCCATTATCGGTAAGCCTATAAGGTTTAGGGACATTAACATCGTCAATTGGGTAAAAATTTCCTTTAACTATTTTAATAGTACGATCTACTAAAAACCGTTGACATGTTGTTCGGATTACATTAATGAATCCTTGTTGCCCAGGGGCATATGGTCCAGTTTCCACATACCTCCATGATCTGATCACTCCACTCGAGATTTTGTAGATGACATACATGACCACCCCACCAAGAAGCAGTTTCTTAGGCTGGATGTTCACGTGATCAGAAAAGACTTCCACTCCAATAGTCTTTAAGCAACTATTAACACTGGTTCTACACAAAGAAAAGCGGAATTGCTTCACCGGTGTTAATTTTAACATCATAATTGTTGATTCTTGCATAATTATCTGTTAATGATTGAATATTGTTTAATTATA